CGTTGAGCCGAAAGTCAGACACGGGCCGATATGCGCTACTCGTATGTTACGGAGCGCCGGAGGCACCGGATGCAAGAGCGGCGTAAACGTGCAGCGGGACGCGGCGCGTGCGCACGAGCTCGGAAAGAATGAACTTGGTGGGTGCATCGGGGCCGTCGGCAACCTCCGATGCGGGCTTCCAATCTGGGAAGGGCAGGAAGTCGCGTGGATGCACCTTCGGCGCAGCTCGCTTGGATCCGGAGAAACCGTGCGCGATCTGAATCAAGACCGCGGTGAGACGCGCAGTGCTGACACTGGCAGTGTTAGCGCGGCCTCGGTCGAGGTCGTCAATCTGACGCAGCAGCCAGCGGATTGTGCTGATCGGAGTGCGGAGGAAACGCTCTGGGGTAAAGTCGCCGCCAACTGGAGACGACCGCACTCGGAAGTAGACGGCGTCCCAGTCAGCTAGGGGAGCGCGCAGCGTTTCCTCAGCGTTCTTCAGGATTTGCTCGGGGGAGGGCTGAATTCGGGCTCCTCCTCCGGATCGTTTCCCTCAGCAGGGGTGGGCCAGCCATCACGCTCCCAGGTAAGGAGCTCGAAGATCTGCTCCATTAGGCGAGTGGGGATGGCTTCAGTGTCGGCCTCGGTCCAGTCTTCGAGCTTTTGCCAGTCTTTGGCGCGGGGCAGCTTGGCTTCGCCACGGTACTGCATGAAGAGCGTGACGAAGGCGATCTGCTGTTCAACGGCGCCGACAGAGTCTCGCTGCAGCTCCTCGAGGTCGGCGGCGTAGTCGTAAAGCAGCTCTTGGTTCTCCTCAGCGGACGTGCCGAGGAGGTCAATAGCTTCTTTTGTTGTGATTCCTTTGTCTTTAGCAATGCGTTGCGCGAGCTTAATAGAGCGAAAAGTCGACTTGGATTGTTTGCGGCTTAGCGCTTCAATGCCTTTAGCTTCGCCGGGTACAAGGTCGTGGTAGACGGGGAAACGGAAAGGACCAATCTCGTGGTACTCCTCTGGTGAGAACAGCAGCGACGCGTACTTAGACATCAGCGATGGGGAGATCGATGGACCAAGACCTGAAAGGCTCAGCTTGGTTGACGAGCTCGTCAGGTAGTTCAACCATCACGCTAGCAGCTTCATACGCTAAGCGTATAGACTTAAACGGGATCAGGGGCTCCAAGTACAAAGCGCCGCAGTGAAGGGTGTCGCCTTGTACTTGGCAGTTCACTGCATACACCATGTGGGCGGCATCCATTAAAAGGTCGTGTTGCATTGCTGTAGGTACAAAAAAGCCCCGCGGAGGCGGGGCTGAGGAGTTGGCTCGAGCTCAGTCTGACCCTTAGGCGGTCTTGAAGAGGGTCTCGAAACCTTGGAGGGGGAACAGGACACCGGTAGCAGAGGGGTTGCCGCTGCCGTCGAGCGCTTGCTTGATGGCGCCGTCTTCCACACGGAGGCGGAAGATGGTGTCGGCGGCCAAGTTGGCATCGGGGTTGATGGTGACCACGTTGCTGGCCAGCGATACCGTGGCCGACACACGAGTGCCAGTCGCAGCGTTCTCGAGGCGGAAGCCGCTGCCGTCGGTCTGACCCAGGAACAGTTGCGTCAGAGCGGTGCTTCCATCACTGGTGTAGGTCACAGTGAGGTTGTTGGAGACAACGATGCTGTCTGCATTGTTAGCCGGCACCACTGCATAGCGGCGAGTACCGGAATCAGGAGCAGTAAACAGCAGGCTGGACTGCACGCCGCCGAAGGCGATGGCGGTTGCACCGGCGTCATAGCGGCCGAAGACGGGGCGACCTCGGGACATGAGGTCAAAGGAGACCTCGGTGAGACCCTCAGCGGTGAGGTTCTCGTTGTAGTTCATCACGACGGCGTTGAAGCCAGTGAAGTCGTAGATGAAGTTGCCGGAGGTGCCGTTGGCCTGACCGAGCTCCTTGAGGAACTCGACGTAGATCTCGTAGTCCTTGTTGTAGCGGGCCTTCTCGATGAGGGCGAAACCTTCCTCGTAGTTGCCGCGGAACACCGGGCAGTTCTGGCCGGCAGGAATAGCAGTGTCCTTCAGGAAGTAGGCGGTAACCGAGGCCTGCACAGAGGAGCCGGTGATCAGCGAGTCGCTCCACCCGTTGTCACCCAGAAGGCGGAACTCCTGGTTGTTGTCGTTGATGGCGAAGGTGGTGTTGCTGACACCTTGCAGCTCGACGTAGCGGGAACCAGCATCGAGAGTGGGCAGGGTGACCATGCCAGCGGTATCGCGAGTTGCGAAGTAGCGGCAAGGGGGGTTGAGGTCCACGGCACGGACAAGGGTCCGGTGAGCCTTGTGGAACGACAGCCCGATGGCGTAGTCGGCCATTGTTGGGACTCCTTATGGGATCGGGGGGTTCAGAACGGGGCCCAAGATGGACACCGTCAAGGCCTCGTATGTGGCCTCGGTCCGGGGTGTGTGCGTAGCACTGTCCCGGGGGAAAGTGCGTGCCAGTCGGCGGCTGATGTCCAGCAACGTGGTTGGCATGCGAGTGCCCTTGCGGGTGCCGTAGTTCGTGAAACGAACTGGCCAGCGCTCGAAGGACAGGATGGCTCCGACGGAGCCGGGGGAGACGATCTCGGGTACATCAGTGATGGTGCACTCGATACCGGTTACGACCCAGTCGGAGGGGACCATAGCTTCGCCGACAACGTAGACCGCAGGGATGCGGGTGCTGTTGGGAAGGGTGTAGTAACCGGGCCAGCTGGCTTCAGCCTTGAGCGTTGTGCCGTCGGCCTCGTAGAGGTCGAGGATGTAGCGCTCGATGGTGGTGCGTAGAGAGCGCACCTGAGGGCAGCTGGTCGAAATCGTCATGACTGCTCAGCGCTGAGGGCGTTGCGCAGAAAGCGGTCGAACTGAGCAGAGGCCTCCTCGAGAGGGGCTTTGGTCCAAGGACGACCGGGGAAACGGAGACCGGTTGTGGCAACTCCGCCCTCGTGGACCTGGGCGGCATATTCCACCGGCCAGGTGAAGGTGATCGAGCCGTCAGAGTTGACGGTGCGAGTCTGGCTGGCGCGGAGGCGGCCGGTGTCCACGATGTCCCGCAGTTGAGGCGGGGTTGGGTAGTCCCATTTCACCGCTGAGATTTCGGCGGTGAATCGGGTGTCGAGCCAAGTAGCGAGCTGCTGGGTCGCTTTAGCGGTGGCAGCGCGAAATTGAGCGTCGAGAGGGCGCCTAGCCATTGATCGAACCTCCTATGACACGGAACGTGCCTTGGATGGACTGGCGGATGTCCTGGTAGGCGGCGGCGTCCATATCGAGATCGAAAACGAGCTCGAAACGGCCTCGGTAGCCATTGATGATGGCTTCCGCTTGGCTGCCGTTTGTAATCCGGGTGTCCAGACGATCAGGGCTTAGTAGGCGACCTGTGCAGCGGTACGTGGAATTGTCGGCACCGGGCTGCCCGTCCCACGAGGGAGCCTCGAGTTTCAGGGCGGCCAGGTATTCGACAGTTTGGATGTTCTGCACAGTGTTTCCCGTGTCGGGATCGGTAGTAAGCACCGTTCCGCCCACCTCGAATGCCATCTGTGCGTTGCCCCAGGGGGCGTAGTTGGCGATGGTGGAAGCGGAGATTGCCATGACTACAACGCGAATCCTGAAAGTGCGAGGTTGCCTTTGAGGCGTTCGTACTCCTGGCCGTAGAGGCTGGCGGTCAAACCGGTGCCGAGGGGCTGACCGGATTGGCTACCGACCTGTAGGCCGATTTGCATGACACGGGTGGAGAGGATGTGGGCCGCCAGGTTGCTGACGGCCTCGGTGTGGACGGTGCCCCAGTTGGCCGCAGGGGTGGAGCGGCCGGCCTCCGTGAGAGCGCTTTGGACTACGGAGAGCGAAAGCTCACCGAACTCGGGGAAGCGGGTAAGAAACTCAGCGGAGCTGGGGACTGCCATCAGCCGTTGCCCTCCGTGATGGCAGAGATGCGCTTGCTGATGGCGTTGCGAATGCGGATTCGCTGTTCACCGGACTCCCAACGTTGGAGCTGGGCGACGTCGAAGCTGTCTTCCACGAGACGGAGGGCCTGGGTTACAGGCATGTCGGCGATGGAATCAACATCAGCGGAAACTGCGGGGTCAGCCACGAAGGCTTGATCCTCTTCGACGCGCAGGGCGCCGAGTTTCAGCATGTTCTTGACGACGTCGTAGTCCTTGATCTGCTCCCACACACTGTCCGGGAAGCCACGGTTTACACCGGACTTCACTTGGATGCTTTCCGGTTGTCCGTTGTGTTGGACAAAGGAGAAGCCGATCGTGCACTCGGGGTCCATTGGAGGACTTTCGAGTTCGGGGCGATAGACGAGGATCATGATCAGAAAGGTGAAAGAGCCAACAAAGCAAGCGCGCAGCCTGAATCAGGCTTTCTCGAGCACGATGGCGCTCTTGGGGTAGTAGAGCGCGAGGCCGCCGATGCGAGCGTGAGCAGCGACGGAGAACTCGAGCTCGGTGCGCACGGGCGGGAAGAACTCGAGGGGCTGCGGGATGTGCAGCTGCAGCTTGTCGGGGCTGCGGTCGTAGCAGATCACGCGGTCCTTGGACAAGACGCCGCCGGACTTGGAGGCTTCGAGCTCGTTGATGGGCTCGATGGCGGTGATCATCGGGTTGGTGCGCAGGAAGAACTCCATCACCGTGGTGTCGGAGGTGGTGCTGCGCGGGGTGGTGGAGATGATGCGGTACACGTTGTAGGGCACCAGCATCGTGTTGGGCATCTCCTTCATGTTGCTGTTCTGCACGATCCGCGTGGCGGGCTCGTTGAGCAGTTGCAGCATCTCGTCGGTGGTGATGTCCGCGGTGTCGAACCAGTGGTCCGGCACCAGTTTGTCCACCTGGTTGTTGTTGAAGAAGCCCTTCATGCCGGAGGGGGCGTCGCCGAAGTAGGCGATCTCCTGCACTTTCTCTTCGTAGGCGCGGCGCACGGCGTTAGCGCGGCGCTGCTCCAGGTTCATACCGGGCACCATGGAGGCGGCACGGGTTTCCTGGACGGTGTAGGCGAAGGAAGCACCGAGGCTGCGGACCGGGTGAGTCACTTCCTTGCGGAGGACGTCGGCGCGGGGCAGGTCTTGGGCCTTGTCGCCTATGACCTTCATCGAGCCTTGCTTGTCGAAGACGCGATAGGTGAAGGAATCAGCGCCGTTGCCGACCTCGGAGGAGACGGGGATGACGCTGCTGTACTTGATGTCGGCGTACTCAACCTCGAAAGCGCGGGCGAGGATGGACTCCAGCTCGCGGGCAAGAAAGAGGCCGACCGAGTCGTTACGGATGTCGGTGGTCATGGGAGGGGGCTCCGTTATCAGGTGTCGGCGGTGAAGGTGATCCCCGGGAGGTCAATCTCGAGGAGTACCAGGCCGGCGCCGCTGGTTTCAGACAGCCAGCGAGCTCCGCCAGTCATGGCGAAGGTTTTGTTGGCCACGGCAGTCTTGGTGAAGCGACCCACGTAGGCACCGGTAACGGTGGACGAGTGGTCGACGCCGAAGAAGCGCACAGCATCACCGAGGGCGATGGCGGCGGTGCTGTAGACCCAAACGACGCCTTTGGAGACGACGTTCATGGTCTGGCCATCGGGATAGCCCACGCGAAGGGAGCCGTCACCGATGACGTTGGTGGGGTTGGGGGTGTAAGCGGAGCTGCCGCCAACGCCCTCGAAGGTCAGACCGTCAACGGCCAGGCCCACAACGCCGGTGCCGCTGGTGGCCAGCAGTACAGCGAAGGGATCGTTGGTGGCGGGGTCGTTGTCGGTGGCGACCAGCGAGCCGAAGGGGATGGCAACGCCGGACTGGTTGTAGTAGCTGCGGGACACGTAGGCCTGCAGGTCAGCGATCATGCCCTCGTGGCCAACGGTCAGCTCCAGGGGGTAGCTGCCTTGGGCACCGGTCGGGTTGCTGACAACGGTGGGGGTGAAAGATACGGCCATTGGGGGAACTCCTTACTTGGTAGCGGTGAGGGGACGTTTCCAAGCGTCAGTCATCTTGCTGCGGTAGGCAGCAATGGGGCTGTCGGTGGAGCGGCCAGCACCTTTCAGCGCGTCACGCAGAGCGTCGGTGCTGTCGGCGCGATCGGAATCGGCGTCCTCTTTGGTTTCGCCTTCGGCATCCTCGGAGTCGTCGCCTTCGCCCTCGCCGTCCTCGTCGCCTTCAGCATCAGCGCGGGCGGCAAGAATGCCGTCCACAACGCCGTGGATGTAGGCGGCCTCGGCGTCTTCGCGCGGGGCGGAGCCGGTGAGGTTCTCGAAAGCGGTGGCGTAGAGGGTCTCGTCGTCGATGCCGTCGAACTTGAAGTCTTCGGCGAACGCGGGAGCCAGGCGCTGCAGGGTGGCGAGACGATCGGCTACGAGCTGATCGAGCTCAGCGGTGTCGATGCGGGCACCTTCGGAAGCAGCGAGCTGCTCCTCGAGAGCGTCAGCGCGGCCTTCGGCCGCTTCCTTGTCGTAGACCAGAGCATCGAAGTCCGCCTGCAGGGAGTCGAGCTTGGTGGCAAGCTCGTCGCGCTCGGTGGTGAGTGCTTGCAGTTGGCGCCCCATGTCCCGGGAGTAGGACTGGACCGCGCTGGCTGCTTCTGCGGGCAGATCGATCTCCAGGCCGTCGAGTTTGACGGTTGCCATAACGGGAGATGCAGTTGAACTGGACTGGGGCGCCATTTCGTGCTCGGGTAAGGCGGCTACAGCATCGGCTGCGTCCATTCGATCGAGCAAGAGTCGTACCTCCGGGCCAGCCCGGCCGCGGGGGACGATGGCGATGTGGTTCACCCGGATGTTGCGCTGAACGCCGGCATACTCTTCGCCCTCGGGGGTGATTCCGGGGGTGGGGTCGAAGTCGACCTTGTAACCGGCGGATACCTCGGTGGCATCCTTGCGCTTGATCTTCTCGATGGCGTCCTGGTCGGTGACGACGAGGGCAACTTCGACAAAACCGTCGTTGTACCGGACTTGGCTACCGGAGTAGCCGACTTGGTACTGCTTGGTGTTGGCGGAATCGAGAAGAACAGGTGGGTGACCCCACGTTGCGGGTTTCATGCCGAACGTGGAGAGGGAGTCCGGGTTGCTGACCTCTTCTGGAGGACGGTATTCGCGGACTTGGGAGCCATCAGCCCGGCGGTAGAGCTGCGTACCCGAGCGGGCGGCGCGGCACCAGACCCTGAGGTAGCCCTCGGGGGTGGTTTCGCTGCCCGTGATGGGGGCGAAGTCGTACCTGGATACTGATGTTTCCATGCTTAAGAGCTTACCGGTTCTTGTGCGTTTGATTAGCTTTATGCACAGAGCGGTTACAGCACTTGGCGATTCATAGGCAGTTGACGTTGTGCCGGCGTATCAGAGCGCTGAGGGAATACCATAAGTTTACGCAGCTTGAAGTTGCTGAAAGACTAGGCATCAGTCAAGCTGCATATTCGCGGCTAGAAAAAGGAGAGATAGAGGTGTCAGTTATGAAACTGATAGCGCTGAGCGAGATTTATGATATACGCTTACAGGAGTTAGTTAAAGATATCTAGACGATCTCGAACCACGCGAGGTCGAGGAACAACTTGGCGGCATCATTGGTTGGGGTCGCGGCTATCAGCAGTACGTCGCTTACGCCAGCAAGGGTGCGACCAAGCTGGAAGTTGAAGTCTGTGATGCTCCCAAGGTCTAGCGAAGAAGAGCTTGTGAGATACCCACCTGCGATCTCGGTACCACCGGTGAAGCTGGTGATTGTGGTGTTGTACTGGACGTTGTTATTGACGTGAGTGGACCAGGTTCCTCCTGTGATTGTGGGATTAAG